GAGGCGGCGTTTGACTTAATTATAAGCGGATTCGTATGTACAGGTGCCCCTACAACAGTAGGAGATTCATCAAATCCTGAAGTAATTAACATATCTGGATCAACCCTAAATATCGGTACTCCTGTATACGAATCCGATATTGATGGGTTGGGTCGAATCCAAATTTTGCCAGCCGATGCCAGCGACCCCAACAAAATGCCAGCATTTGGTATAGTTGCAGGTGCTGCTATACCGGCTGGAGATCGAGGAATTGTAGCAATCACTGGAGAAATTAGGGGTGTAGATACTTCACAATGGGTAACAACCGATGAGTTGTACGTTGCTGTTGGAGGGGGGTTAACAAACGTCAAACCCACAGGCGCAGCCAATCTAATACAAAAAATCTCGCAAATTGTTGAGGTGAACGCTTTAACGGGCAGGGTGCTGGTGATCGGAGCAGGCCGAGCTAATGATGTTCCAAATATCACACAAGGCAAGGTTTGGATGGGGGGTGCTAATGACGTTGCTATCCCAACAAATGTATATACGGAAGTTGAAGTTGACTCATTGATTGAATCAAAAATTCTACTCAACGGGTTAGATGTGCTTGAATTCGGACACGAGGATGATGCATATAATAGGTTTCTGGACAACGCTGCGAACGATCATAAATCACTAGACTCTGCTCCACTTGCACTTGCGAATGGAGAAGTTTTGCATGTTTCAATATCGTCCGAAGATAACCCAAATGGTAACTTTTTCATACAAATAATCAAAAATGCTGTGAAGGGTGGAAGTGGCACATTTGCAGGAGGTGTTCAAATTGGGACAGATTTGGAAAAGCCTGCTGGCCAGTTGGATATATTGTTTGAAAACTTAACAGGATTTAATTTCTCAAAAGGTGATCGAATTGCAGCTTATGTCAAGAAGGGTTCGTTGTCAGGCGGAAAGGCCTCTGAGCCAGTCGTTCGAGTTTTTGTGAGGTACATATAAATGACTAATGTTATTCAATTTAGGAACGATTCGTTGGTAGATGTTTTTTTAACAGACTTCAATCAACAAAAGGTTTCCCCAGCTGAGGCCGTAGATCTACCCACTAATTGGGTATTATCTCGAAAAGGAAGTCAACTAGATACGTTAGTATCTAGTGGAGATTTTGTGTTGATCAATGATCAGGGGTTAGATTGCTCAAGCATAAAAGCTCTACGGATAATGAATGGTGTTCCTGATGCTTTGTTGGAAGGTGGTAACCCGGGTGAGGTTTTCTCTCCAGATATTAATGGAACACTAGTCTGGGCACCAAGTACTGCTACATCCACTAATATTATAACTGGCAATATTTCCAAGAAGTCCGGAACTACCTCGTTTCCTGATAACAACAATATTCCTCTAATAACATCAGGGACAGAAATTTGGAGTGCAATATTTACACCCACTACTTCGACAGCTAAAGTACAAATACAATTTGCAGCTACAGTTGATACAAAAGATGATACAGGAATTGCATTGTTTAGAGGATTGACATGTATTGCTTCTACTATAATAACAAAAAAAGAACACACAGTAAATATGGCAGTGATAGATATACCAAATAGTACTTCTCAAATAACATACTCTGCCCGGATTGGCGTGATGGATGATGAAGGATCGTGGTATGTTAATCGGTTGAAAAAAGAACGGTTCGGAAACACAATGCAAAATCAAAGTTATATTGTGGAAGAGGTTGGAAATTAATCATGCCTGTACTATTAAATTATATCGACTTACTTGCTGCATACTTTGTCGGTACAGAAGCCTACTGTACTGGAGATCCTACAATATATAGTGACATTGTCTTTGTATCTACCCCAATCTCTCAATCAGATCTCGATGGACAACAATTGTATGATTATAAAGTCCAGCAAATCACCGCGTTTAGTGTGTCAGCAAAAACCGAGATTATAAATGGGTTCGAATCTAACGCGCTTGGCAGTCCACATGGATATGATTCCGCAGCTGAAGACCAGTTAAATTTAATCGGGGCTGTCGCCTCATCATCCACGATGAACTACTCCACTCGTCCAGAAACACAGGGAACGCAACTGGTAGATATTGGTGGTACAACAATTGGTACGGACCTTACGGGATTTTTAAACAATGCCACAATGTATAACGCAGAAGTGAAAATTGATGGTATTAGTGAGTATCTTAGTGTAGCGGGACAAGATGCACAAACGATAGATCAATTGATAGCATTGTTGAATATTGATTTTGGGGTAAACGCTACGGTGTTGTTGTCGGGTGGAAATATCCTAATTACCAGTTCCTCCTATGGTAGCACGTCCACTGTTAATATTATTGATGCAAATCTGTTCAACCAAATCACTGGGTATGTAAGCGTACAATCTACAGTTGCGGGTGTGGACTGGACGAGTGTTGTTATGAAAGAATACAAAACCCACACCAATGCACAATTACTTCAAGTACTGAACGATGGTAAGGATGTTAAGTTAAATATTTTACAGAAATTTAACGTCAAAAAAGCGCAAGTTCTCGCTGCTGTGGACACTACTGCTGTAGACGCTATTGTATGGTAGTAACTCCATAAATACGATACAAATATTGGAGAAGCTTCGTGAGAATACCATTTAGACAGGGGATTGTTCGATCACAGTTAGACATCACCCAAAATCCTAATTTCCTACAAAAAACAACAGTTGGTATTAATTTATTAACCAACAATGGACCATTGGTGTTATCACTTTCACATGGAGCTAGCGAATACTCCCACACTGAAGATGTTCCAATAACTAATGCCTGGCCTGGCATATTCCAATCTGGTAGTGATTATTGGTTGTTTCTTGATTTGGATCTGTTAACTGCTGCCAGCACGTTCGGATTCACTTCACTACCTCCTTACACAGGGCCAACTCCTCCACCCCTACCCGCCACTGACCAGCATTGGTTTGATACAACAAACATGAAACACAAGGTATGGAATCAGACGGTTAGTCAGTGGGTTGAACGGATTAGAATTTTTGTTGCCCGACTAGAAAACGGCAATACAATCGAATATGATTACCCGATTGGTGATTCCCAAGTTGGTGTTTCCAGATCGATGAGCAATTTAGCAAACTTCTACCCATCTGGAAGAATTTTGTTTAGTGATAGTGGCAATCCTGTCTCTAAAGCAACAGGTGAATTTTTTACCTCCGAGGATAAATTTCACATCGGTGCCTCCCGTGTCGATTCAGTTCGGCTAGAATCTAATGTGTTAGAGGCAGTGGCAGATCAAATCATCTCCGGTTTCAGTGTGGTCAAATTCAACTCTTTTGGTAAATTGTTATTAGCACAATATGCTGACATAGGCAATGCCACCCTAGCAATCGTCACTGGCGATTTAATGATTGGGGGGAAAGACTCAGTAATCGTTCAAGGTGCTATAACAAATCCAACATGGCAAAACAACGGGTGGGTTATCAATGATTTGTTGTGGGTTAAGGACAACGGAGAACTTGTTAATCAAGATCCAAACATTACAAACTTTTCTTCTTACCCAACAAAGCAGGTTCCTATTGCTAGGGTTATTAAAGATGATACTATTATATTTGAACAAGGACTTGGAGGTGTTGGAAAAACCGGACCTGCAAGTGTAAGTGGCGGTGGTGGAACTTCTGCACCTGCGACTGACACAGAGTTCGGTACTGTTAAATTGTTAAACTCAACATCGTCTAATATAGTTGTTAGTACTGACGCCTCTAGGTTGCTCGTCGGACCATATGCGTCACAGGTTCACGGCCATGTTGGTCAAGACGTTAGTATTACTCCAGTCGGTGACATTACAGCATCAGAAGTTCAGTCAGCGTTTGGACAAGTCGCTGCAAATAAACTTAGTAAGCTTGGAGATGTATTAACAGGATACTTAACACTCCACGCAAACCCAGTAAACGATTTTCACCCTGCCACTAAATTATATGTTGATAATTTAGTTAACGGGTTGGTGTGGAAAGATCCGGTTAAGTTTATTAATATTATTGCTGATAACTTAATGAGTGCACCCCCATTTCCCAATTTTTCAGACATGTATATTGTTGCCACAGGCGCCACTGGGCCATGGAATGGTTTGGCAGGTCGTTTAGTTCAATGGGATGGGTTAAGTTGGCTCGATAGGGGATTACTATCATCGCAGCCAGCTGGAACGAGGTTTGGTGTTGCTATGGAAACCAATACAACACCTCAAGGGTCATTTATTGGGAACAAAAATAGCATTGCCATTCTTGACAATCCAGTGCTAGGTACTTGGACTTTTATCATACCAAACCAAAATGAATCCGTACTTGTTAACAACGCAGACTCAATACATGCGTACCACCAATACGTTTTTGATGGTATAAGATGGGTAGAGTTCGCTGGCCCATCCTCGGTTATCGCTGGAAATAATGTAACACTAACCGGGAATATTATTGACACCAAAGACTTTGGAGCTGGCGGCACAATCGATGCTAGATTTTTACAAGGGTATCAACCAAGCGACTTTGTATTATCAACAGGCGATAGTTTAACAGGTCCGTTACTCCTCAGTGGTAATCCAACTGTTGGATTGGAAGCTACTACGAAGGATTATGTTGACACTGCGGTAGCATCGGGTGGTGCACCACTTGCGTCAAACATATCGTTTGCACCTACGGGAAACCTTTCCGGAGCAAATGTCCAAATAGTTTTACAAGAACTTGATACTGAAAAATTGGGAAAAGTGGGTGGATCATTAACTGGCGCATTAACATTAAGTGGCAATCCTACTAATGCAAACCATGCAGCAAATAAAGCGTATGTCGATACCGGAATCTCCAGTATAACACCAGAGACAGTTGGGTACAAGCATACACAAACGATCTCGCTAGTTACATGGACAATCACACATGGGCTTGGCACAGAGTTCATCAACGTGAGTGTATTTGTTAATATCTCTGCAACGTGGACACAAATGATCCCCACGAATGTTGAAATAGTTGATAGTAATAATGTACAGCTTACGTTCTCCACAGCACGCTCTGGTCGAGCAGTAATTGTTGGTGTCCTATGACCGTTGACGCCAGTATTAGTATGAAGTAACTTATTATTAATAACAATTAAATAAGCTCATAATAAAAACAATAAGGAGCTTCATGCAATTCTCGATAGAGGATATTAATAGTGATCCTAGTGTAGTTATCTCTAACCTTAAAACCTTTTCCGATAAAGAATTAGATGTGCTTCGGTCTACGCTTCAGTGCCACCGCGGAAATAATATTTCATTGGTCCGCACCGCACTATCCGATCTTAAAACCTTACGCCGCCACGAAAAAAGGAATCTAAAGATATTAGAGCCACTAGAAGCCATTTTTGATCGTATTGCACACTTACATACCATTAAACGAACAGGACGTTTAATATCTCGTCATGCCCGATCAATAGCCGAGGACCTCCATGACTTCCCTGCAATATGGTCTGGGTTGGAAAGTTCCGAAAGTTTGATTGCGAGGAGCCGAAAAAAGACATACAAACCCTGCCGGGAACATTATTGGCCACGACAGTGCAGTGGTGTGACGATAATGAATTCTATATTCAATCCAATATTCACTCAATTAAGTCTCGCAAAACTTATTTACAAATTTACAAAAGTTCACTTAGTTACAAAAGATGAAAATCAACGATTGAAACCACTCCAGAAAACAGCCGTTTTCCTTCACCACAACAAACCAGCCATATCGTATAGGGCCGCTGGAATTACTCTCGTGAGGGGAGATACGTCTGTCTGTTTCTGGAAAACTTCCAAACACTACGAAAAGATCTGGAAAGATATACTTATCGGACTCCAACAAGATAAACAATATAAATATACTTACTAATAGAAGAGAAGCAGGTCCTAGACGAATATAAAATGAAGAAGAGAACATTGCAGGAATTAAAAACCATTGCATCGAAAATTCATAACAATAGATATTGTTATGATTTGTGGCCGCTCGACGTAGGCATTAAATCAGTGGTTGATGTAATTTGTGTACATGGCACACACACTCAAATGTTACAGCTACACCTCCTAGGCCACAACCCATGTCCTGATTGTGCTAAAGAAAAACGTATAGCCTCTCACACCGTCGGTAAAGAATACTACATCAAAAAATCCACCGAAACACATGGGGATAAATATGATTATTCGTTATGGACCGATCCAATCAACAGTTCCACCATAGTTGACATTATATGCAGTATTCATGGTATATTTCATCAAAAAATAGATCATCATGTTACGGGGTCTGGATGTCAACAGTGTGGTCGGATAGCATCTTCCACAGGTCACTACTCCGAGTCCACACGAAGAAATATTAATAATGCTGATTGGTTAAGGGATCAAAATAATACTAACTCAATGATAGAAATCTCCAACACGCTTAACGTTGGAGATACTGTTGTAGGGAAGCACTTCAAAAAACTTAATATTCCCGTCAAGATGCATAAACAATCTGCAATGGAGAGGCAGTGTGTTTCGTTCCTTGACAGTATAGGGATTGTGAATATAGTTACAAATGACCGAAATATTATTCACCCGAAGGAACTTGATATATATCTTCCGGATTATAACCTCGCCATAGAATTATGTGGACTGTATTGGCATTGTGATAGACATAAACATAAAGAGTACCATAAGGATAAACATGATCAGTGTAGAAAAGAAGGAATACAACTAATAACAATATTTGAAGATGAGTGGGTGTCGAGAGAACTTCAAGTCAAGTCTAAACTCAAATCGCTGTTACATCTCGATGATAGAGAGCGAGTTTTCGCCCGGAACACCAAACCAGTAATTGTAACCGTAAAAGAAAAACATATATTTTTAGATCGGAACCATATACAGGGAAATGGTCCCGGGTCTGTTAACATTGGATTGGTATACCACGGTGACGTTGTTGCCTGTATGAGCCTAATCAAACAAAAATCAGGAATTTTTTATTTGAATCGTTTTGCAACCTCTAAATCTGTGGTAGGCGGATTCAGTAAACTGCTCAAATATTTTCAAACATCATATGATTGGACCACTATTATATCCTTTGCTGATTTACGGTGGAGCGATGGTAATTTATATAAACAAACAGGATTTACCGTTGACAATATCATAAGACCCGAATATAGTTATGTAATTAATGGACAACTTACAAGAATTCACAAATTTAATTACCGAAGAAAAAACCTTAACAGGCTTCTAAAACAATTCGATCCAAACCTAACGGAACATGAGAACTGTGATAGAGAAGGATTGTTACGAGTCTGGGACTGTGGCAAAATACGGTTTGTCCTTAATAATAGTAATAACAATAATAGTAATAGTAATAATAACAGAAGCGAAGGAGAAATAAAATGAAGAATAAGTTATCTATCGATCAGTTACGATCAGCCTGGAAACCCGTCGAGCGAGGCAGTGGTCTTCCCAACAACTATTATCCGTTTTGGAACATGAAGGAAGGTGAAACAGCTATCATCCGCTTTCTACCTGATGCGGTTGAAAACCCCTTAGGGTTTATGGTTGAAAAAATAATGCACAACTTAAACATTAATGGTGAACGTAAGTCGGTTCCGTGCATGTCAATGTATGGTGAGGCCTGTCCTGTGTGTGCGGTATCGCAAGATTTTTATCGCAAGGAAGATAAAGCAAACGGTAAATTGTATTGGAAGAAAAAGCAATATATTGCACAAGCTGTTATTATGAAGGATCCGCTTGACATCCCAACCGACGGTGAATCTCATGAAGACAAAATTCGGTTTGTAACAATCAATTATAGTCTATTCAAAATCATCAAAGATGCTTTCGAGAGTGGTGAGCTGGATGAAATTCCATATGCTTACGAAGGTGGATGTGATTTCATTATTAAAAAGGACATGCAGGGTGACTATCCAAGCTATATCCTAAGTAAGTTTGCTCGTAGACCTTCTGACATTGACGGTGATGCTTTCGAGTTGACTGACTTAAGTACTCTACTGCCTAAAAATCCTGGGTTAGAAAAGGTAGAGGGAATGTTGGAAGCTGCCTTATCAGGAGGGACGTATTCACCTGATCAAGATAACTTGAAATCGAGTATTGAGCAATCAATTACTGCCGCAAAAACTTCACCAAAAGTTGAAAGCTCAGAGACCCACAAAGAGGTCGAGGAAGAAGTTGATGAGGAAGTTGATAACTTATTAGCTGAAATTCGCAATAGGCGTGCAAAGAAAGAAAGCTAAGGTTTAGTTGGTTGTAAAGCCACCAACCAATGAAGATATTTGTTATCTTTGTTGGTTGGTGCCAACAGTGTATTCCGTTCGAAATACTGTTTGTATAGTCGAAACTATCTGTTGACACAACCAACACAAATATGAGGATTAATTTATGTCTGACTTCAATTTTTTAAAGGAGTTTGAAAAATCTGTGGATAAACTGGAGGGTGTGTCCAGTTCAGCTCAACCCCCAAAGTACTGGTACTCTACTGGTAATTTCAATTTGAATAAAATTATCTCTGGTAGTTTCTTCAAAGGGATTCCACAAGGACGAATCACAAACTTTGCAGGGACATCAGGTGTTGGCAAAAGCTTTATGACCGGAAATATTATTCGTAGTGCTCAGCAATCAGGTGCATATGTATTGCTGCTCGATTCTGAAAACGCTCTGGACAATGAATTTATGGGAGCTATTGGATGCGATACCAAAAATAATTACAACTACAAATCAGTAACCACAATCGAACATGTAATCAAAATCGTGTCTGCATTCATTAAAGGATATGAAAAAGAATACGGTGTTAAGAGTGTTGACAATGTTGACGCTCCACAAGTATTAATTGCGATTGATAGTTTAGATATGCTATCAACTGCATCTGAAAACGATAACTTTAGCAAAGGAATTCAGAAGGGTGACCAAGGCCAGAGAGCAAAACAACTAAAAGCAATGCTTCGTAGTCTTGTTGGCGGCATTAAACATCATAACATTGTTATCTTAACCACGTCGCAGGTTTATCAGGCGACAGCTGAACAAATGATGCAAGGTGAAGGACAGTGGATTATCAGTAATGCAATTCGATATGCATTATCCCAGATTGTACTTCTAACAAAATTGAAACTTCGCGATGAAAACGATCGAAAAAATATTCGAGGGATTCGTATGAAATGTGAAGGGTATAAGACCCGATTCACACAACCGTTTCAAAATGTAACGGTACACGTTCCTTATGAGACGGGTATGAATCCGTATTCTGGACTCCTGGACACATTGAAAGGAATGGACATTGTAACAAGTCGTGGAGCTTGGTATTATTATCAAGAAGGAGGGGTGGAGGTTAAGTTTCAGAAGAAAACTTTCATTAGTGATGGCCATGCTGATAAGTTGTTGCAAGTGGCTGAGACAAGGACAGACACCTTTGTTGAAGTTACAGAACCTCTCGAGGAAGATACCTCAACTGAATCAAGAGCAGATTTAAAAGAACGTCGCAAAAAAGCTGTTGCAGACAGTTAAGGATTCTTCTTAATTTCTCGACACTTCACCAACGTCACCAATCTCAAACTATCTATTGGATTGGTGACGTTGATATTTCAACCAAACCTATAATACAACGGTTGTCCTTTAATATGATTTGCGTATAATATACCCTTATACAACCCTAACCAAGTTCGAGGTATTCAGATGACACCAAAAATGCAATGCACCGTATCCGACTCTTGCGGATGGGCGTTGAGGCGTTACGCGATGGTGAAATTGTTGTTAAAAGACCCGACGCTGAGGACCTTCTGCTTATTAGAGCAGGCGCGTGGACATACAAAGAGGTTATCAAGTATGCTGAAGACATGGACGATAAAGTTCGGAACTATTGGTACAAGAAAACTGACCTACCAAAACCTCCGGATCTTACAAAGATTGCGAAACTGCTTATGGAAACACAAGATATGGTTTGGAGTGGAGAATAATATAAATGCCTACAATCGTTGAGTTGTTGGATGAGAGGGATCGTATTTATAGTCAGAACACTGGAGTTATTTTTTCACACATGAAAAATGTAACAGAAGGTATTGTTGAATATGTTGGACAAGAACCTGATACGTTTCTCTGGGATGGTATAGATATAGCAAATGGGTTATTCATCATCACCGCCAGAACTGAGGTAATGGAAGATGTTACAACTGTTCAACATCGAACAACTGGGGAGATAATGGAAGTACCGGCTGTAAACGAAAACGGAGATCGTCTACAGCGCGCATTGACAATTGGGTTACCAATAGAGTTGGTAGAAACGGGAACATCTGAAGAAATTATTAAGTTTTTGATTAAAATGGACACTGAAGCTCAAACTGAATTTGAACTAAATAAACAAGAATCAATTACTACAGACAACATGGATGCTCATCTCGAAGAAGTTCCAGAAACGGATCCCAGAATAGACAACAATATCCTGTACAGCAAAAGGACAAAACATTGAACCCGTTCTTTCTAATAACATCCGATATTAAAAATTATACAAAGATTTTAGATCACTATGAAGCTGAGATGAACGGTTTCAAAGAAAATTTAGAGCTGGAAGGGAAAACACTGGAGCGTGCAAACCGTGAACAACCAAGTTGGCTGTCATTTTATGATCAGAAAAAATTAGAATTAAGATCTGTTGTTAAGTTCCTGGACGATCGGGTTGAAAAGGAACGGGGATTGTTGTGGAGGAATTATACAGAAAACTATAGCGTCGAGCTAACACCAAGAGATAAAGAACGATATATTTGTAAAGATGAAGAGTATTTGAATGCTCGTGAGATGTACTTAGAAGTGAACGAACTATTTGGAAAGTATGAAGCGATCGTAAGAGCATTTGAGGCAAGAGGATATGCACTCAAAAATATAACAGAAGCGAGAATTCACACAGTAGGCGACATCGTATTGTAAAACACATGAAAAAAACCTGCACAATACGTATTTTAGACGAAGTGAATTGTGTAGTTACAAACCTACATCCCGACCATGTTGATTACTTCTACACGGCATACGGTGTATTAGCACCAAATTATTTTTTTAATCCGAGATACAAACTTGGATCATGGGACGGAAAAATTCGGTACTTTCACACCACAGGCAAAACATCGGTTTACCTGTTACCCGAAATAATTCCAAAAATTGTTAAGCTTGGCTATAAAGTAAGTATTGATGATTGTCGAATAAGCGAACACATATCTCCATCTCCCATAAACGAAGATTATTTCAACCACATAGTTGACCCTGAAACAGGGACCCCAATCAAACTCCGCCCGTATCAAGTGGATGCTGTCAATGCTGTAATTGGGAATAACGGGGGGATTGTGTTAGCCGGAACAGGAGCAGGTAAAACATTAAAAAACGCCGTAATCGTGGATTTGTATGGGAAATTGGGGTTAAAAACCATTACGATAGTCCCTACAGCAGATCTAGTTGAACAAACAAGAACAGAATTTTTATTCTGGGGGTTGGATACTGGTGAGTATAGTGGTGATGTTAAGGATATCAATCACACCCACGTAGTCTCTACATGGCAAGCACTTCAGAATAATCCTTCCATACTACACCCATTCAACCTTGTTGTTGTTGATGAGTGCCATGGAGTTAAGGGAAACGTGCTAACCAAGCTATTGAACGAAAACGGTCGCAACATTGCATATCGGTTTGGATTAACCGGAACGCTTCCAAAAGCTGAGGCCGATGCACTATCTGTTAGGTGTGCTGTTGGTGATGTGCAGTATTCAATCCCTGCCCACGAATTGATTCAGCAGGGTTGGTTGGCAAAACTTAATATTGATATCGTTCAGATGGAGGAGGACTTCTCAACTGAGTATAGAGAGTTTAAAGAAGATCATCCAAACGAAAAGATGACATATGTACAATTTAAAAATGCTTACTTACCTGAGTACACAGCAGAGAAACGATATCTTCAGATCAACCCCAACCGTCTGGATTATATTGCTGGATTAATTAAGGAGAAACAATCTGAACGGAAAGGTAATGTTTTTTGTCTGGTAGATGGAGTTAACTTTGGTAAGAAATTAACAAAATTAATTCCCGGTGCTGTATTTGTTCACGGTAAGGATAAGAAGAAAGCTCGCCGAGAAGTTTATGATCTATTCAAAGAGAATAACAATCTTGTTGTCATTGCCACTATACAAGTGGCTAGCACTGGATTGAACATCAAACGAATTTTCAATTTAATGTTTATCGATGTGGGGAAGTCCTTTATTCGTATCATCCAAACAATTGGCCGTGGACTCAGAAAAGCTCCCGACAAGGATTCAGTACAGGTAACAGATATATGTTCTGATTTGAAATATAGCAAAAAACACGTTCGTGAAAGAATTAAATTCTACAAAGAAGCGATCTATCCATACAATCTTCGGAAGGTTAAATATTCGCCGATTGAATTACCTACCAACACCAGTTGACCTTTTGTAGGAATATTGTATAATATTCAAATAATAAGAGGTATTATAAAATGCTCATTTTGGATGATCGATCGGAAGCTGTTATAATTGATAACATATATGTCCCAACTGTTTCTGACAGTTTTTGGACACTCAACTTAGAAATAATGGATTTCACGCTTGCAGATATAGTTGTACTTGAGGAGCTTGTGTGTCCAACTATTACATTAGCAGTCCGTGGGTTCGAATTCGTCCTTCCAGCAAATTGGAACGTTCTTGTGTATGATGAAGATACGATGCAATTGGATGTAGTTGAGGTTTCAGACTTAGCCGGCAGGGATTTTGTTGCTTTGGTGTACGGACCAAACACATCAAGCGTCATACCAGGCAGAATTAAAGTATTAGATTACAATCCATCTGGTACAAATGTCTACCCCGCACTAAACAAACACCAAATGTTGTGTCACCCAATTGATCCTATTCTGTGGATTGCTGTTGCCCCATCCGATTCCTATAATAAATATCTAAAGGATTGTGTAGTAGGCGACATCATATAGGAGACAATAAATGTTAATTTATAATCCAACCACAAAAATTAGCCCCCATTTCACTCATCGTGAGATTGTAAAATCAACTACTGCTACTCGGTTATTAATTGATAATACTCCGAACACTATTGTACTTGAAGCAGCTAAGCTGTTAGCATATAAGATACTTGAACCTATTCGTATCGAATATGGCCGAAGCTTTTCACCAAATAGTTGGTTTCGCGGTGAGGAGCTTGAAAAAGCTATCACCAAGAGAGGGTTTGAAACTTGGTGCAATCGAAAGGGACTACCAGTCAATGACGATTCATGGGCTGTATACTTTGCTCGTAAGAGCCACCCAAAAGGCGAAGCGGCTGACATAGAAATCACAGGAATCGCAAACGATGATTTATACAACTGGGTTGACAATAATCTGGAATATGATCAGCTGATTCGGGAATTTCCAAAACCTGGCGATCCTCAATCTGGGTGGGTCCATGTTTCGTTTCGAAAGGAAGGAAACCGCAAACAAGCTTTTACGATAGGATAATACGGAGAAGGTAATGGCAACTAAAAGAAAAAAAAATACAAAACGGAAGGTTATTGAACCAATGTCGCTTGCCGAATTTCGTGCTAAATTGGAAGGAATTGAAATGTTTAACTCCAACGATTGGCATCCTGAAAAGGATCAATGGGACCTGATTAGAGAAATGATAAACATGATTGTAGAATATGAAGAGGTTGAACATAATACGACCAATTCTTCAACACTTCCCACACAACGGACACACGGTAGCAGTATAATGGATACTGTACAACGCCCACCATCACTACCGGTCCACACTCCTTCAATAATAGAAAGTCCTGCAGAGTTTGCCCCACCGGGAAATATTTCAACCATTGATCCAACCACAGTGAAACCGTCAGGATCAGTCCCGGCAGTCACACCTACGATTGACACATCAGACGGACAATACAATTCAGCCTTTGCGTAAAACAGACTTAAACTCTCGTATATTATGGTTTGATGGTGATTCTACTGTTTCTAGTACTGATGTTGAAGACTTTCTTGGCACGGGAACAGAAGGTCTTTTCGTTGATAAATTGACGGCGGAGATAAAAAAATACAATCGATTTGTCTCAAAAAAAGAGCAACTGGATGTTAAACATCATGTTAATGAGCTTGATTTCACGTGGAACATTCCCCGTGAATATGCCAACATTAATGTGATCGATTATGTAATAGGAAGGATGGTGGATGAAGCTGATAAAACCCAGTTAAACGAAAACGAATTGGACAGCAGATTACAACGAGTCGCTACTGAGCTAAAGTTATACGAGAGCTTGGGACTTTTAGATATTTTAAAGGTGCTCATATATATTATAAATACTTTAGAGAGAAATAGTGTTGTGTGGGGAGTGGGCAGAGGAAGCAGTGTATCATCATATGTGTTGTTTTTAATTGGGGTTCATGATGTAGATAGTTACGAATATGAACTGGATATCAACGACTTTCTCCGATAAAAAGAATAAAAATAAAATAAAAAAGAATAAAGGAGATACCATGAGTAAACAGAGAAGTGCCAAAGGTGAAATTGTC